CATATGTAAAGGATGCAAGGAATGACCAATATTATAATCTTGACTTTATTCAATTTAATTTAGACTATGACTCACCACAAAAACTAAAAGAAAGTGACATTTCTGGAGGCTCTTGGAAATATGGGGAAACAATTTTTATACAGGAAACATCAAAAACAATTAAGTCTTTGTACGAAAAGTACTCAATCCCAACATCACAAAAATACGCTTCATTAGACAATCATTTATACACTGGATACAACGATTACGATGATTTAAAAAATAACTCAGAAAAAACTTACACCTATGACACTACTGACTCACTTCTAAAGTCCTATGTATCTTTTAAGTTTTCATCTTCTTCATATAATCAGCCTGACCTATTTTTTGAAAATACTAAATCAATTCCTAAAGATGGAATTGTTTATCCAGACACAGACTGGATAAATACAAAGTATGAAGTTATCAACAACTCTATCATATATCCTCCAGCATCTTCAGATGTAAACGATATATCTATTGTTACGCATCTAGATTTTTTTGTTAAAGACTCTAAAGTAAAAAAGCCTATGATTAAATTTTTACAGTATTCCTCTCAGGCATTTAATGACACCTCTCCTAACCCAGTTGGAACAAGGTTTGGAACACCTATGTATCCATATACAAAAACTGGAAGTTACTATGATTACAAATCTAACAACCCATTTTCAATCTATAAAGGCAGTTCTCCGTACTTGTATTTAACTAAAAGAAGCGGGATAGAGTTAAGAGGACAGAATAGCCCAAATATTAACCGTGGAATTTCAATACCACTAAATCAAACAAAGGCCCTAGATTATAACCTTATGGTTTTGCAGGCTTGTGTTAAATATTCAAATGACACCTTCCCATTTTCTGAGGTTGAGATATTTGAAATTAAGTCTTCTAACAAACATATTAAATTTTATTTAGTTGCAAACAACCCAGATGGAAATCGTGCAAAGATCTATGCCATTAATGCAAAAACTGGAGCACTTGAAAACGGAGTTGGATTTTATATTAATGGAACGCTTGTTTCAAATCCAGTAATATCAATAGACGAATGGGCCTTTATTGGTATATCTTTTCCAGAGTTGCTATATTTTTATGGAACTCCAGGGTACCTTCACATAAATGGTCCACTAATGATGAACACAATATCTTATTATCAGTCTACAAACCTACAAGAAGTTCAAAAAACAAATAAGAGACTTTGGTTTAGAGTCAGATACTCTCCTGACGGAGAATACCCATGGACCTTCTGGTCCCCAGCATTATGGAACGGGGTTCTTGTTCTTTCTTCAAAATCTTACTACGGAGTAGACCCATCAGACATTTATAAGAGTTATATGGGAATAAACAAAATAATTATTGATTCAGAGGCTATGTTTACATTAAAAGATTATGACTATTTTATAGCAACGGATGTAGGTTGGGTAGCGCAAACCGTAAGTGCAATCTAGTATGGTATACTTGTGGTTATGGATTCGCTAATAGACCCAAAAACTGGTCAACCAATTGTAAAGAATGTCCGCCGTCAGGTAATAGAAAAAAACTATGACTGGGGCCTTTATGTTTATAAAAAGGCAAATGGTAAATGGTTTACAGATGGTAATGGATCAGTTCTAAACATCCCTTCAGATAAAAATGATATATCTAAGATTGCCGAACTAAAAAAAATGGCAATGCACTATGGAGATCCTGGAGATGGAAAAGCAGTATTTGTTCCAGGGCTAACAAGAGTTTCAGAAGATGAATATTCTGAGCAAGTGGATCGTATGAAGGCTGGCCTTCTTCCAAACTTAAATGACCTTGGCGCTGTTCAGGCAGCAAAAGACACAATTGCTCTTTATGGAGATGAGGACTAATGCCAGAAGATAATGAATACATCATTGGTGCAAGCATCGATGAGTCAAATAAAACAGAAGACTTGTTTTCAAAATCAGATCCCTTTAACGGAAATTGGGACACACTAAAAGCCCTTGATGGATTAGAAGCAAATTTTAAAAGACGAATAAATAGATCTTCAACAAAGATGGTTGAGCCAACAACTCAATATACAACGGCAGCACTCGCTGGAAAAAGCGGTATTGATGGAGCACAATCAAAAGAGATAAACCCAGGACTAGTATATGTAAACGGCTATGGAATGTTCGATGTAATTACACCACCATGGAATCTTTACGAATTGGCAAATTTCTATGATACATCTTTTGCAAACCATGCAGCCATTGACGCTAAAGTAGAAAATATTGTAGGGCTTGGATATGAATTTAAGGTTTCTCCAAGAACAATGTTAAGGCTTGAGTCTTCAGAAGACAATAGTGCAACACAGAAGGCAAGAAAAAGAATTGAAAGAGCAAAGATTGAAGTAAGAGATTGGCTAGAATCTTTAAACGATGATGACTCTTTTACAGCAACAATGGAAAAGGTTTATACAGACCTACAGTCTACTGGTAACGGATACCTAGAAATTGGAAGAACTACTCGTGGAGAGATTGGTTATGTGGGACATATTCCATCAACAACAATGCGTGTTCGAAGAATTAAAGATGGCTATGTACAGATCATTGGAAACAAGATTGTTTACTTCCGTAACTTTGGAGCAAAGAATCAAAACCCACTAACTACAGATGCCCGAGCAAATGAAATTATTCACTTTAAACAATACTCACCACTAAATACATTCTATGGTGTGCCTGATATTATGTCTGCAATAAACTCACTACACGGAGATTCTCTTGCTTCTCAATACAACATTGATTATTTTGCTAACAAGGCAGTGCCAAGATATGTTATTACTTTAAAGGGTGCTAAACTATCAAGTGACGCAGAAGACAAGATGTTTAGATTCTTACAGACAAGCCTAAAGGGTCAATCACATAGAACGCTATATATTCCATTGCCAGGAGATAGCGATACAAATAAAGTTGAATTCAAGATGGATCCCATCGAAGACGGTATACAAGACGGCTCATTTAAAGAGTATCGTAAACAAAACCGTGATGACATCCTGGTAGCACATCAAGTGCCACTATCTAAACTTGGAGGTGGCGATTCTGGATCTATTGCAGCAGCACTTGCACAGGATCGCACCTTTAAGGAGCAGGTAGCAAGACCAGCCCAAAGACAACTTGAAAAAATGATCAATAAAGTAATTAGAGAAAAGACAGACATTCTTGAGTTTGCCTTTAATGAACTTACCCTTACAGATGAAATTGCTCAGTCTCAAATTCTTGAACGCTATGTTAAGAATCAGATTATAACTCCAAACGAGGCACGAGTTGTTTTAGATATGCCACAACGCGACGGTGGAGATGAGGTCTTAGACCTTAAGCCTACTTCTGCAGCAGAGGCAACAACAACAAGATCAAGAGATTCAGAAAGAACAAATAACAACTCTGACAGCACTTCAACAGTTGCTGGAAGAAACCCAAAGGGAGAGGGGAGAAAAACTCCTTAATGTCCCATATGTCCAATATGTGATATATGTAACAAAAGGGGCTTATAATATAGTGGTGAGCAATATATCTAAAGCCCATTGGAATTCTGATGGGGACAATCTGCGTCTTTCAATGCCTTTTAGTAAGGTAGACAAAGAGCGACGCACCGTATCTGGTTTTGCATCCCTTGACAACATTGATAAACAAGATGACATTGTTACAGCAGAAGCGTCAATGGATGCTTTTGCAAAATTCCGAGGAAACATCCGTGAAATGCACCAGCCATTAGCAGTTGGTAAAATGGTTGACTTTAAAGCAGAAAAATATTTTGATCCAGAATCAAAAAAGTTTTATAATGGAGTATTTGTATCCGCATATGTTTCAAAGGGTGCACAAGATACTTGGGAAAAAGTACTTGATGGAACTCTTGCTGGTTTTTCAATCGGTGGAAGAATGAATAAGTGGGATGATGGGTTTGACGAAAAGTCAGACAAAGCAATTAGAATTATTAAGCAATACGATTTGATTGAGTTGAGTCTTGTAGATTCCCCAGCAAATCAGTTTGCAAACATTGTATCTGTTGA